CCATTGACGACTTCGTCTTTAGGTCTCTCATCGATTCGATTACTATTATGGAGTGAGTATGTCATATGGTATAAGTCCGTACAAAGTAGCCCAGAGCTATCGTATCGAAAATCACGTCTATTCGGTTAATGGTGCCGAGATTAGCCATAACTCAACTGTCGTTGACGCTCCCATTCCTGGGTTTGTCAGCGAAGTCAAGCTTGGCTCCTCAGTATCCGATTACCGGAAGAAGATTGTGATGCGTACGTCTGCCTCTTCTGGCTATCAGCACGATACTTTCCTGTATGAGGGAGTCCCCTGTTTGATCCAAAGTTTGTACTATGATAGTACTTTCCAAAGATTTACAGCTCAGACTCTATCAGGCATGGTTATCACCCTTGGTGGTTACCCAGGCCCTAATACATCACTCGTTAATAGTTTGGATTCGCAGGCTGTCACGAAATTTTTGGCTAATCTCTACTCAAAGCAGACCTCCTTCTCAGGAGGTATCTTCTTAGGGCAGATAAAGAAAACCATTCATGACATTCGGCATCCAATGAGCGCTTTGCGTGAAGGCTTTTCAGATTACCTTAAATCCCTCAAAAGATTGAAGGGACGAGGTTCTGTTAGGCATCTTGGTTCTTCCAAGTTATCTTCACTCAACAAAGCTATCTCAGGTTCTTGGCTAGAAGCACAGTATGGTTGGAAACCTTTGCTCCAGGATATCGATGGGGGTATGAAAGCCCTTGCCGATTTATCCTATCAAAGTCCGACTGATCATGCTGCTGGGAGCGCTACCGGGCGCGGTTTTACCGATACCGGCATCGCTACTGTATCACTGATCGGTGGCCTAAGCGTTAAATTTAATGTTTTTATACGCTATGAAGCTACTGTGAAGTATACATGCGGGTTTAGAGTAGTCACAGACAGTCAGAGTCTTCCAGGTTCAGGCTCCTTCAACATTGGAGACCTGGGGCTTGGATTAAAAGACTTTATTCCGACTGTTTGGGATCTCATTCCCTACTCGTTTCTCGTTGACTATTTTGCCAACGTGGGACAAATAATCAATGCAAGTATGGCATGCACATCGAATGTTTTCTACTGTACACGTTCGGTTAGGGACTCAGCTTCTGTGCTGGCTCCTTGTAACCCCGTGTACACTGATAACTTTACTGGTGCGAGTAACCCTACTTACACGATTGTCCCGGTCAGAAATATCGGATCGGCGATGCTTAATCGAACTGGGTATCTTAGAAGCCCCGTTTCTGCTGGTGATTTAGTACCTTCATTAAGGTTCTATGCACCGGCGGGGGATTCGCTCCGATGGGACAACATGGTTGCTCTCGGTGCCCAGGCTCGATCAGTATCAAATTTTCTTTCACACTAACGGAAGTCATTATATGACAATGCAAATCCCTGGTTCCATCACTGGTGGAGCCCAAACAGGTTTTACGACGCCTGGCTATACAGCCACAGCGGATAAAGCCCCTGATGTGAATGCAAATCAGTCTGCGATTCTAGCCATTACTGGCACGCAGACTGGAGTGCGAGTTCACTCAGTCTCGGACCCTTTTACTGTGTACGTGAGCAAGCCGAAGAACATCCGTGTTCTTCCAAGCCCAAATCCCGTAACTGGTAAATATGGACCTGTCCCGACTAATCGGTACAGCGTTGTGGTCCGTAAGGGAACGAACTTTGCTGCCAATAATGCACCGGCTATTTCCTACTTCCGCGGCTATATAGACGTGGTTGCAGGGGCTGATGCATTTGACCCGGCAAACGTTCGAGCGATGCTCTCTGCTGCTATCGGACTGCTATCTAGCATTTCCGCTGGCACTGGAGATACTGCTACCTCCGGCGTACTGTAAGGATAGGACTAACCTCATGGCAAATCTTATCCCCAGTAAGCACTGGAATACAGTGATAAAGTTTGTGATGATCTTCGGTTTTGGTATCTTAGCGGGTAAACCCGTTATGGATGCTTTTACCGGAGCTGTCACTTCGACTCAATCACTGGAGCAGAAGTCTATTGAGGCTGATTCTCAGCTGAAATAGACCATCCGCAGGTTCATTAACCCTGCCCCTTATCTTGGAGACTTTAGTGGCCATAAAACCCGATGTTCTTTACAAGAGCCTCTGTATAGATCTACAAAGTCAGCTTGATCCCAGACTACATTCCCTTTTGGGAACTGGAATCATGCCACCGACTTTGAACTCTTTTGAGTATGCGTGTCTGTCCATTAGCAATTCGCTTTTGAAGAAATTATCAGAAGCAAAATGTGAAACAGCAGATGCGAGCGCTCTTAACAAGTTCATAGAGAGTAATTTACGCTCGATGAATTGGGAGTTGCGACTGAATACTTCTCAGGACGAGGAGTTGTATGGTGGTTTTAAATCCGCCATTTATGACTTCTTTAATCCTGATGGGTACGAACTTGATCTATCACCGGATGCCGCCATGAGACATGGTGGTGTAGGTCCGGGATCAGGAATAAAGGCTAACGGGACCGACTTCTATACGAAGTTGTTTTCCTCACCTTTAAGTTGTACTGATCTTAAGCTATATAGGATATATAGCCGTATGATTTCCGCGTTCCCAACTTGGACCCAAGCTGAAAAGGCAAGGAGCTCTGAGTATGGTGAAGCCATCATATGCCGAGGGAATCGTCTGTGCTTTGTACCGAAAACGACCGAGATCTCACGTGTTATCTGCGTTGAGCCAACATTAAACATGTATGCTCAACTAGGCATGAAACACATATTAGAGAATAGGTTGTCGTCTAAGTTTAATATAAACTTAGCGAAGCAGCCTACATTTAATAGAGAACTCGCACGCCTTGGTTCTAATGGTTGGGGTTTCTCAACCATTGATTTAGAGTCTGCATCAGATTCTATTTCTACGGCGATGCTTAAAGCCATCTTACCACGAAATGTCTTTCGAGACTTATCTTACGTGAGGTGTCCAATAACAGTGTTACCGGACCAGAGCGAGTTGCAGCTTGGAATGTTTAGTAGCATGGGAAATGCTTTTACTTTTCCATTGCAAACTATTATTTTCACCTGCATCGTTTGTTCCGTTTACCGCTATCTGAATATTCCTATTCAGAAACCTAGCGGCGAATTTCACGGGAACTTTGGGGTATTCGGAGACGATATATGTTGCGTTGCTAATGCAACGCAGCTTATATATCGTCTTTTGGATATCTTAGGTTTTCGCGTGAATAGGAACAAGTCCTTCTTTGAGGGACCGTTTCGAGAGTCATGTGGATCGGACTACTACCATGGACGAATCGTCCGTGGTGTGTATATCCGAGGCCTCGAGCCACACAGACTCATAGCTTCATTAAACCAGTTAGTTGAATTCTCAGCGAACACAGGAGTGCATTTACCTAAACTATGTTCTGCTCTTAGAGCAGGATTAGCCGGTAAACTTCTTCCTGTTCCGCGTTGGGAGAACGACGACGCTGGGTGGAAGGTACCTTTGTCCTTCTTTAAACCGAGGGTTGACTCGAACGGGAGCTTTATTTATAAAGCTAACACCCCGATTAGTCGACAACTTTCGATACTGGAGGATAGAGTATGTTCTCCATTTGGCGAGAAGAAGAGATTCTTCAACCCGGATGGTCTACATATATCTTTCATTAATGGAACGGTTAACTCCATGACTATATCTGTGAGGCAGTCACGGGTTAGATACAGGAGAAGGCGACGTATAGCACCGAATTGGAATTCTTCTAAGGAAGTGCTACACGATACGACCCGCTTTCCTCTTCGGGAAAGTTGGGCTCATTGGAAGCGGTGGGAATCCGCTTTCTACTTAAGCCTCTAAAGGTTAGGTAGATCCCTGGGGTGAGATGCCCCTCCTTAG